CTCTTTCCGGAATGCGCTGCAAAACGCATCGCATTCTCAAATAAATCTTTTTTAATTCGTTTATCTCCCTTATTTTGTTTGCTAATAAATTGCAATTCACGAATAGCTATTTCGATTGGTTTGGGCGCTAATACACACCAATCTAGAGGTACAAATTTCGATTTAAGAAATTGTAATTCTAATAAATCTTCGAACTTTTGTAAGTTCCCGCTTTTATCTGCGGATGTGGCTATAAAGCCTAATTTTGTTGTAGTTTCAGATACACTCTGTCGATTAAAATATTTTAGTGTATTGCAATCTGCTGATATAATAACATCATCTCCATAAGTCAACAATGCTACATCACGATGAAAATCAGTAAAATCTGGACTCAATCCAGCTGATATACGTCCATTCAAATAACTTGCATATAAAATATACACATTTGTTATTGAATTAAAAACATCAGTCATAGGGTTACCTGACTTGTTACCTAATTCTGTTTTCATCAAGTTAAATCCAACCAATACATATGAATTTTGCAATATATATAATAGTCCGTGTCTAACTGGACATCTATCACCGTAATATTCATCTGTAATTCTACGGTAAAACTCAAACGCTTGTGGTGACACACTACCATCGTAATTTGTATAGTCAACATCGAATCCATACTTGCCTTTACTACGTAAATAATCAAAAATACTTTTCCATTGTGCCTCATAGTCAATTCCAATTGCCTATGAGTAACAAATCCAGGGTTTTTCCTAATATAATTAAGAAAACTACCAAAATACTTACGCACTAACATAGTATACTCCAACGATGGTTGTTCAAATATCCGTGTTTTACCTTGTTTGACCTTTTCAATTTTCCGTAATTCATCTTTTATAGTTGCAACCCATAATGGGCTATTTTTAACAATGCCAAGTTTAAGATTATCTTCCAAATCTGACAATCTTTTAACAAATGTTTGACCGTGTATAGGAATAATAAAAGTTTTTGCTTTGTCTGAAAAAGCATAGTTAACATCATCAATTTTATCGAAAAAATCGTATTTACCATTACTGAACCATTTCGATAAGATACCACTAGATGTGCTCATCACTAGCCTATTCATAGTATCATATCCATTGATAATTTCGAATTCAGTCAATAAATGCCTATCCCTTTCTTGTGGAAATTGTTGTATATATTGCTGTACACACAATTCATGCATGCGCGGTTCAACAACGTGTGTGAACTTTGGAATACATTTTTGTGCATTGGAATACATTGC